TTACCGCCAAGGGTAACTGAATAGTTATTTGCTAGTGCAAAGTCTGGAGTAATAGTAGAACCGTCAGTCAATGCAGAGATAGCACCACGCTGTGCAGCAGTATAGGACTGTGCTGTATTCGTGCCAGCTAATGTAAACGATGTATCAGGAACTGTTACAGTTCTATCTGCTGTTGGGGATGCTGTGAAGGTAGAAGCAAAGTTTGTTGATCCACCACTGATTTTAATTGCCATGATTATTCACCTTTAGGATATTTAGCTTTAACTGCTTGGCAGTCTGCAATGTATTTATTAATCTGTGCTTGGTCGCCTTTTACTACACCATCAATGTAATCGGTAATGCTTGGATATTCTGATGCTCTTTTAGCAATATAAGCATGAGAATCTACATAAGCCTGAACTGCAGATTTATCGTATGCGACTTCGTTACCATCGGTATCGTAAGCTACATCGCCACGAATGGTAACTACGGATGGGTTTAGAGCAAGAATAGCTTGATGATTTGTCATGCTGCTATCTCCAATAAAGTAATTGAAGACGGGGTATTACTACTTTGAACACTAACTTGATATGTCCCGCCATTATTTCTACAGAATTGAGTTTTATATGTTGTGGCACTAGTAGTTGCGGGGGTATCCCAATACACTAAACCAGCCGAAGGAAAATTATTTGATGTGCTACCAAAGCCAAGATAATTAGACCATGCTGTCAATGAAGAACCGTTTCTACAAAGATTTATTGCTAGTGCCAAACCTGAGTCTGAAAGATTATTCGTAAAATTTTGGGGATGAGAAACTAAAACAAGAATTTTATTAGAAGCAGATGTTGGTGTAATTGTTGCCGTTAATCCAGTATCTTGAAATGAACTAGAGGTTGTGGTTGTTTGAGTCGAATAGGTAGCATTAACCACTTGCAATACACTTCCTGATGGTAATGCGGCTTTAGCCACCGTACCAGTTAGTTTCGATGCAGCCACTGCTGCTATTTTAGCATCTGTAACAGCACTATTAGCAATATCATCAGTTGTTACTATACTATCAGGTAGTCCACCAGCAGATATGCCAGTGATTGTTCCACTTCCGTTAATTGTTATTGGCATTATAGTATTATCCAAGTAGAGCCAGAAGGAACAGTTACAGTAACTCCGTTAGCTACTGTAAGATCCCCTACTGACATTGCATTATAGTTTGTTGTAATAGTATAATTAGATGAGATAGTATTAGAGTTTTCCCATAATCCATTAGCAGTGGTGTTGCCAGTAGCAAGCGTAGCCCACGAAGCAGTACTACCATCGGTAGTTAAATACTTTCCTGAGTTACCTGTTTGACTTGGTAATGAGCTTACACTAGAAGTAGTAACGCTGGTGATTAAACCTTTAGCAGTTACTGTGATAACTGGAATATCAGTAGAGCTACCATAAGTATTAGCAGTTACACCAGAGTTATCTAAGGATATTGCAGGAGTTGAACCACCTGAAGAAGAGATAGGCGATGTTCCTGTTACTGAAGTTACACCAGAAGCAGGAAGTGCAGAAGAAGTCCAACTCGTTCCGTTACCAATGATAGCATAGTTATTGGTAGGAGTTAACCCAGCAATCGTTGCTAAGTCTGCATCGTATGCTTGGACATTCGTACCAATAGCTAAACCTAAGTTAGTTCTAGCAGTGCTGAAATTTGTTAAGTCAGATAAGTTATTCGATTTAACTACAAACGATGAGCCAGAAGCGTAGGCATCAACCCACGCAGAGCCAGTATATACTTTCATTGACCCAGCTACAGAGTTGAAGTATAAAGCACCGCCTACTAAGGCATTACCACCATTATCTAATGTAGGATCACTGGTTTTGCTACCAAGATACCTGTCATCAAAGTTATCGTATGCTGTTAGGGTTTGATCTCTTGCTGTCTCAGCAGCAGTCTGAGCATTAGCAGCGTTAGTCGCTGAAGTAGCTGCATTGCTTGCAGAAGTACTTGCATTAGACGCAGACGTAGAAGCAGCAGTAGCTGAATTACTTGCGTTAGTTGCTGAAGTGCTTGCTGCGGAAGCAGAGTTACTAGCGTTGGTTGCTGAAGTAGACGCAGCAGATGCTGAGTTAGAAGCGTTTGTAGCGGATGTAGAAGCTGCACTTGCAGAACTTGCAGCAGCAGCTTGAGCAGTCTCTGCATTGGTTTCTGCAGTCTCTGCGTTAGTCTCTGCAGTTTCTGCATTGGTCTCTGCTGTCTCAGCGTTAGTCTCTGCTAGTTGAGCAGCAACCTGTGCTGCCTCTGCAGCAGCTTGTGCAGCGATAGCAGCGTCTTTAGCAGCTAAGGCTAAGAGTACTTCACTTGCAGCGTCTTGAGTAGCATCGCCTGAACCACCGGGTCCTCTATAGATTGCCAAGGTCTATCTCCTTATTTGTTTAAATACACTCATAAAATGTACTTAAACAAACTCCCTAGCCGAAGCTAAGGAGCTTGAGTTGCCAATATTAGGCGTTTACAGCTAAGATAAAGCCAGTTTCAGGACGTAGTGTCTTTGTACCGAAGAGGGTGTCTGCGGTATAGAGAGTGGATAAATATTCCTGTTTGTACTGAACTTGTGAACGAACACCTAGTTGCTCAGCAAGAACCATCGTATCTTTGTGAGCCAAGATAGCTGCTTTGATGTCGCCACCAGCGGTTGCAGTGTTCTCAGCATCTGTTTCAATGACTGGGCAGTTGCTGGTTACATAGATGTCGATACCATACAACTGACCGATCTGACCGTTGTTTACACCACGACCATCAACGAAATCAGAACTGTTGTAACGATCAATACCCATGATAGCTGCACGTAGTGATGGGGGAATTGCAAAGAAACGACCATCCATTGGAGTGTCAGCATCATCCATCAACTTGATCAAGGCACGGAAGCCAGCATCAGTAAATACGTCAGCAGGAACTACAGTATCCGCAGCGTAAGCTGTGAGACCAGTAGAAGCGTCGATGTAATAGCTGTTGCTATGAACATAGGTTGTAGTACCGTTACCAAAGGTCTTGGCTAAAGTAAACAACGTGTCGTCAACTTTCTTAGCCAAAGCATAGCCAGCGTCGTCAGTGTAGAAACGACGTAGTGATGCCAAAGCCTGAACTTCGACGATGTCCTCGATGAAACGTGAGTACTCAAAATGCTGGTCAATAGAGACTAATACTTCGGTCTCGGTGTCAGCTTGGATGGTAACTGTTGTGTTTGCAGCTTTAGCAGTTGCTACACCACGAGTTGGTTTAGGAATATGAAGAGTGTCACCCTTCTTACCACGCATAGACATCTTGTTAACCAAGTTAGCTAATACGAGGCTCTTTTTGTAAGCAGCTACTACTTCGTCACTCCAAATTTCTGGAATAAACTTATCTGCTTGCGTTTTTGCTACGATTGAACCGGATCCACCGGGGTATGCTGCTGTTGCCATTTTATAAATCTCCTAAATTATTAAATTTCATTTAACTCGCCCTTCGTTATAAGCCGCAAGAATTTCGTCTTGCAATGCCATGTAACGATCCGGGTCTGTCATTCTCAGTTTGATAAGGTCAGCTCTTCGATAAATCTTTCTAGTGCTTTCCCCGCTACCGCCTGTATCGACTGCTGCGGCACGCAATGCTGTATCTTGAGTTTTAGCCTGTGCTTCTGCTGCTTGGGTCTTCTTCTCGTTAGACTGAGTACCTTTAATCGCCTTGTAGGTGCTTAAAAGTTCATCAGCCGAGTTAAAGTCAAATTCAGCGTCGGCTCTTGTAAACAAATCTATACGAATTGGACTTGCTTTAATCCATTCGTGGAATTCAGCGTTTTGCGCTATCTCCACAAAGTCGGGATGCTTAGACTGCAGTTTCTGTGCAGTTTGCATTCTCTTAAATTCGAGTGCGTTTTGTTTAGCTTCAAGTACTGCAGGGTGCTGATCAACGGTCTTTAAGACAGCTTGCTTTGGGTCAGCAAAGAAATCTTCTTCTGGAACTGTTTCAGCCGGCTTAAACTGTTGCTTAGATTCGAGTTGTTGCTTGAGTAACTGATCTGCTAGACTTCGTACCTCATGAACCTCGTTTGCTTGACGACCGATTAGCTTCTCAGCTTCTTGGTGCATCTTTGCAATTTCTAACGTAGATTTACCTCGATACTTCTCAGGTAACTCTTCCGTTGGTTCTTGCTTAACTTCAGGTTGTGCAGCGATTTGTGTCGCAGCGTCTTCAGTTGTCACATCGGATACTTCTTCTTGCTCAGTACCTTCAAACAGTTCTTCTTGTTCAACAAAGTTTGCAGCCATAATAATGCTCCCGTCACAAAGTGATTGTAGGATTTATAAAATAACAAAGGTCCGTTAGGGGTTGTCTTCGTCACGAATTGAGCTTACGCTCTCTAAGACGTTTTTCTTCACGCTGTTTAGCCCATCTTGCTGTCGCTTGCGGATGATCGCCAGAGATAGGATCGAGGCTAATACGGGGTGCAGAAATCTGCCTGTGTGCGTCTTTACCGCACAACCAACAAGGGACTGTGGCTACCTCATAATTAACCAAGTGTTCTTGAAGGTGTTCCTTTTCACAAAGGAATTCAAATATTCTACGAGGCATCCTGAGCGTCTCCCGACGAGTCTTGTTGCAATGCTTCGTAAGCCTGTTCTGAGCTTTCTTTCAAAGTTAGCAGCCACTGAAGGATGTCTAATTGTCCTTTGCGAAAGAACAGATCAATTTCGTTTTGAATCGGAGCTACTTTATTCACCGCATCGAATATTCCTTGAACATCCTCGATGAATTGTTTCCACCCAACCGTAGTCATAGTGGAAAATCGCTCTTCATAGTACTTTTCTAACTGTTTGTCCATAGTTTTCTCCTGTTTTAGGAACTATGTTGTATTATTACAACATTATGCTGATATTACCACAAAAGTTGTAAAATGTCAAGCACTTTTTGATTGTTTTTGCAACATTTGTAGCGATGCGATACGCTCGTTGCTCTTAATATCTTCTTCTTTTAATGCTAATTCAGCAATCTTGGCTCTTTGAGCAAACTCTCCTGAGCTGTCTTGACCACGAATGTTCTGACTTAGACCACTAATAACTCTTGCTTGGGTTTCTTGTGGCATCAATTGAGCCGCAACTACGTCTTTCTGAGCAGAAGCGTTGTTTCGAGTTGCTTCGGACTGCAGTTTAGCAATTTCAGCCTGTGCAGCAGCGGTTTGGAGCTGCATTTGAGCCTGTTGCATCTGTTGTTGCTCTGGGTTAGGCTGCATCATCTGCTCTAGTTGCTGGATCATCTCAGCCCGATTTGGTAGGCTAGAGGAGCTAATGATACCTTTGAGGATCATTGGCAGTACTGGAGTGTCAGGACCGAGAGTCTGGAGCAATGCGATGAGCTGCTGTTGCTCGTATTCCCTAGCAATGATACCTAATGTAGCCATTGGGATAAACTTGTAATCTGAAGCAGGATAACGCTCAGGGTCAAACTGCATAAAGCGATAAGCAGCTTTACGAATCAATGGAACTAAGAAGTCCTCTTGGACGTTTGTTAAGGTACGCTTGTACTTCTTAACGATACCAGCAACTGACATTGACATCTGAGCTGCACCATCACGAGTAAACGCTGTTGGTTGTCCAGAAGCATCGGTTGTGCCAGTAGCCTGAAGAAGCATTCTCTCAAAGTTCTGGCTAATAGCTAAGTTGCCGGGATCAGTCGTACCGAACTTGAATGGGAATAGAATCTCTGCTGGATTACCATTCGTTAGGATTGCTTTGC